GCAGCTTCGGCTTGCCGTGCTCATCCAGAAGTTGCTTTCCGGTGAACGCGTCGTGCTGGTAAACGAGGTACGCTTCGATGGCGGTGTAGTCCGAGTTTTTATTACAATTCGATTATTCAAATCGTTGGCAACAACATCGAGTATGGCTAAACAGGATAACTATAAGAAAGAGAGGACCGAAACGGCCCTCTCTTTTCATTTTTCGGATTTTGGGATGCGCGGGTATATCTCAATGGTGAAACCATCAGGGCTCTTTTTTCGCTTCTCGTTTAGCTTCTGATAGACGACCTTTTCGAGCACCTCTTTTAGGAGAGCATTTTTCTCCTCGGCCGTTTCGAGCAGCGGGTACACGTCGAGCAAATTCTTAACCTTAGGGATGATGTCACGGCGGCTGGTCTCCCGGAGCTTCTCCTCGGTCAACTCACGGGAGCAGCGGGCGACACTATCCTTTGCGGCAGCGATTTTGTCGGAGAGCATTCGGGAGCGGGACAGAAAGGTGTCTGTGTCGTAGATGCCCTGCTCGAGGAAGTCGTGTGTACGTTCGAGCTGCTGCTGTAATTTGCGGAGCTCGGCCTCCGCGCTGGCGAGAGCTTTTTCCCGGACGCCGACCGACGACACGGAGGACGACGCGGCAGCGGAGCTCCACTCGAGTTCATACCCTTTCATCCATTCGGAGAGACCCTGTATGACACGCTCCTCGACGATGGGAAGATAGCTGGAGCAATTCGGGCAGCCGCGACGAGGGCAGCGCACGACCGGCATATCTGGATGGACAGGGTTTATCATCCGCATCATCTGCCTGCCGCACTCGGAGCAGACGAGCAGACCGGCCAGAGGATTCCGGACAACCTTTTCTTTGTGCGTGGAAGTATTCTCACTCCGGGTGAGCTTATCGTTTGCGAGCTCAAATGTTTCTTTCGGAATGAGCGGAGGGTGAATGCCTTTGAATATGCACTCTTTCTCTGGGTCGGCAGGACCGCGTACAGAAACGACCTTGCCGTCAACTACTTTCTTCTTCGTCTCACGGCTGCCCCAGCGCACCATGCCGATGTACGTCGGATTCTTGATGATTCCGCGAATGGTGATTCTTGCCCATTGCGAACCGGACGGAGACGGGATGTGCATATCGTTGAGCCTCGTGGCGATTGAACCCAGAGACAGCGGGCGAGCGGAACCATCCTCGTCCTGCAAACCGACCGTGTACAGGTCGAAAATCATACGGACTATTGCGGCCTGCTCCTCGATGGGCTCGAGTGAGCAGCCCTTTTCGTTTTTGAGCTTTACCCGACGATAACCAAAGGGAGCCAAACCGGACGGCCATTTGCCCTCTTTGGCGGAGGCAAGGCGACCACGCTGCAACCGGCGGTTGATGATTTTGTACTCGCGGCGGCTCATAAACAAGCCGAACTCAAAATACTCCTCGTCGAACTCGTTGTCGGGGTCATACGTTTTTATAGGAGTTATTATTTTTGTCCCAGAGAACTTGAATGTCTGCGCGATGATGCCTTGGTCGATGGTGTCGCCGCGCGCCAGACGCTCGACCTCCATGACGAGGACGCCGGACCAGACGCCCTGCTCAACCTCGGAGAGAACCCGCTGCATCATCGGGCGGGCAGCGATGGTGTCACCAGAGACGACCTCACGGTAAATATCGGTTACGTTGAGATGCTGCCTTTTCGCCAGCTCGAGCAGAGTGTGCTCGTGCCGGGAGAGCGTTTCGCCCTCGCCGTGCGCTTCGGCCTCGAGGTCGGAACGAGACTTGCGCAGGTATATGAGATACTGCTCCATGATGACCTCCAAACAAAAAGACCCGCGCCGGAGCGCAGGCCAATAGGTTACTTGTTGCTGTCTTTTAAGGCCGCAACGTCAGCCTGCAAGAGGCTATCCAGAATAGAGGCGGTTTTGGCCTTGAGCGTGTTCTGCTTCTCCATAATCTGCGGGAAAGCATCTGCCAGGTCTCCCCCGCAATCAGCGAGGATGCTCTTTATCTCGCCGCGACCGGTTTGCAGCTCAGAGAACAGCTCGCGGTACAGGGCCAGCTCTGCTGCGTTCTGCGCGTTCATACACCGAGAGAGCAGCACATAGACCGAATCGAACGTCGAGGAGACGACGGCGCGGAGCTCTTTCGAGAGGGCGTCATATCTACGCTTGAAGTTTGCATTGTCCTGACGGAACGCCTCGTTACCGTGGGCGCGCTCATCCTCGCGGCCCAGCAGATAGTCAGTGGTTACCCCGAAATAGTCCGCCATCTGGCAGAGCAGGGCGAAATCTGGCTCTTTGCCCTCGGTCTCGTAGCCGGAGACCGTAGTGCGCTGCTTACCGCAGAGGCGGGCAAACTCGGCCTGCGTCAAATCTTTCTCCTTGCGGAGCGCGACCAACCGTTCAGAAAACTTATCCATACAGACGTACCTCCCTAAGACTTATATATTGTATCACAAAAATCCCCTCACGGGGACAAATGACGCTAATTGCGTCATAAATAGCAAAAATTTTTGAAAAAAACTTGACTTTGACCCAATTAGGGACTATAATAGACCACAGAAAGACCCCAAAAGGGTCACACAGAAAGGAGGAGACAGGCGGAATGCGGAAAAAGCTGCAAACGCTCCGAGAGGGCGCAGGCTATACCCAGCAGACTTTCAGCGAGCGGCTGGGCGTGAGCCGGAGCCACTACGCACAGATTGAGAGCGGAGACAAGAATCCGTCCCTCAAGCTGAGCCTGAAAATCAAGCAGGCCCTCGGCTATCCCTACGACGACCTTTTTTTTAACCCGAAGCGACCCGTTTCGCGTCATTGACGCGAAACGATGACGCCAAAAGCAAACATTTGGCGTTTCCTTGTAAATATTTTAACCGAAAGGAGGCACGGGATAAATGCCTAAAATGGCAACGAAAGCCGCAGATAACGTGTTCTACAAGGCACGAATCGCAGCGGCATCGTGGAACGACCGGTTAGGCAGCAGAGAGGGTGCGTCAGAGGTGACCGGCATCGACCGGACGCGGCTCGCCAACATCGAGCTCGGAACCATCAACCCGCACCCGGAGGAGGTCCTGATGCTGTCGGACACCTACAACGCGCCGGAGCTGCAAAACCATTTCTGCTCGCACCTCTGCCCGCTCGGCATCGGGACGATTTCACCGATTGAGCTGGAAGAGCTCGAGCGGGTCACATTGCAGCTCATTTCGGCAATGAAGTCGTTACCGGAGGTCAAGGACGGAATCATCGACATCGCGGCCGACGGCGTCATCGACGCGAAAGAAAAGCCGCGCATGGAGCAGTACCTCGAGGTACTCGACGAGATAACGAACAAGGCTCAGACCTTGAAGCTCATTTACAGAAAGCAATTCGGAAAACAGGAGGTGTAAAAAGTGTTGGAGGCGAAGCAGAGCGGGAACGTCGTGGAGGACTTCACCATCGGGAACACCCGAATCAAGATTTGCGACGACTTCTGCCGGACCCGGACGAGCGGAGAGGTCAAAGAAATCCTCGACCGCGTCGCACGGAGGACGGTCGGCTCGCTCGTAGCAGCCGCCACACCTGATTATGGATGCGCTTAAAAGAAAGATGGAGATTGCGGCTGTTGCGTTTTTCTGCACAGTCACCGCACTCATTGCGGTTTGCTCCTGCGCAACGACGGCCGCAGCAAACCTCGCACGGCAGACGGCGGCAGAACCGGTTACGGAATATGTGACGCTCGCCTACACGGAGGTGCAGCCAGAGGACGAACAGGAGCCGGAGCTCCTCTACGACGTACCCATGAGCGACGAGCTGCAACGGTACGTCCGGGAGCAGGCGGAGCGGCAGGGCGTCCCGTTTGAAATCGCCATCGCCGTCATCGAGCGGGAGAGCAGCTACCAGCCGGATGCGGTCAGCGACACCGGAGACTTCGGCCTCATGCAGATTAACATCTGCAATCACCGCTGGCTCTACGAGGAGCTCGGAATTACGGATGTGATGGACCCGGAGCAGAACATCGAGGCTGGCTTATACATCCTCGGGCGGGCGTTCCAAAAGTACGACGACCCGGACAAGGCTCTCATGGCCTACAACATGGGCGACAGCGGCATGAAATCAGCGTGGAGCAAGGGCCAGCACAGCAGCAAATACAGCCGCGCAGTCATTGAGACGGCGCAGGCCCTCAAGAGAAAGGAGCACTAAATGGACTGGAAGATTCACAGAGCGATTCTCATTGCGGCCATCTGGATTGCAGAGGTTCTCTCGGCCGGTATCTGCGGATTCATCGCCGCGCTGGCGCTCATTCCGGCCAGCTACGCAGCGCGCGGCTACTTCGCCTTTGGTGGCGAGTGGCTTATCGTGCTCGGCGTCACACTGCTTGCGTTCCACGTCATCAACAACGCATTCTTCAAGATGCTCAAGAACCACTGAAAGGAGGTGAACCACATGGCTGAACAGAACCTTTTCTGCCTCTGCGGCAGATGCTCGCGCAAGCTGCGCAGCGCGGCTGCCCGTCGCGTCGGTATGGGCTCGACCTGCTGCCGCAAGGAGACAGGCAAGACCATCACCCAGTTGCTCAAGGAGCTGGACGAGCAGGAGGCCGCAGCAGCGGCAGAGCAGCAGGAGCCGGATACACAGGCATAAAAAAAGAGCCGCGCTCGAAAGCGCGACCCTCTTGTCGGACAAGCCTATTGTATCTCGCTCCACATCAAAAGTCAACAGGAGCGTGAACCATGAACGAACAAAACAAACACGCTGCGCTCACCATTGCGCAGCAGTACCCGCCCGCGCAGTACAACCTCCTCGTCCCGATGCAGACCGTGACGGAGATTGCCGACATCCAAAAGCCGGTGATGAACTCCGTGAAAATCAGCACCGACCTCAATGACGGCGAAATCTATGAGATGGAGAAAGCCAAGGACGAGTGGCGCGACAGCAAGGGGTACGTCCACAAAGCGACCCCGGCCAAGTACGCCCTCACCAAAAAGGGCCTCACCAAGCTCATGCGGGCCGCAGGCATCAAAATCCTTTCCAGCCGCCCGGTCGTCCCGTCCACCTGCCAGAAGTGCGCGGAGGTCAACCGCAGCATTGGAAAGCCGATTCGCTGCGGCGGATGCCCCAACAAGGACGTCAAGCACGAGGTCCGAATCAGCGTCCCGCAGCTCACCGGAGAGAACGTCACCATCGTCGCCCATAAGGAAATTGCGGTGGATGATGTGACGGCTGGGATGACGGAGAAGCAGCGGGCAGAATTTATGAAGTTCCGCAGCGAGATGTGCGAGAGCAAGGCTCTCAACCGCGCCCTCCGAACCGCGATGCAGATTAAGTCCAGTTACCTTATCGAGGAGTTCGGAAAGCCCTTTGTTGTGGCTTACCTCGTCCCGAACCTTGACAATCCGACCGTCCGTGAGGAGGCGGTAAAGTCCATGTTTGGCGCGGCGAATGACCTGTACGGCAGCCGCCCGAAAACCAGCCACACGGTCTATGTGGACGATGACGACGACGGCTATGTGCAGCCGGAGCCGGATTTTGAGGTCGGACAGGAGCAGCCCCAGCAGGAGCAGCAGCCCGAGAGACCGGCGCAGCGGCCTCGCCAGCAGCAGCCCGCGCCGAGTAACCGACAGCAGGGCCGGAACGGCGACAGCGAGTTCTGCGCGGACTGCGGTAAGCAGGTCGGCCTCGACGTAGCAGAGTACAGCCGCAAGCATTTCGGCGGAGTGGCTTATTGCCGCGACTGCCAGAGAAACCATACATGGAGGAAATGATTATGATGATTCTTTCGCAGGACGGCATGGTCGCCGTCAATTCGGACAACGTGGCAATGTTTGAGGTCAAGGAGACTGAAACAATCCCTCACGAGGCACAGCTCTGCGCAACCATCCTTATCACGAACGGCGCGCGGTTCCATCGCCTTATCGGGACTTTCAAAGGCCCGGACCGCACCGAGCTTGCAAAGCTCGCGCTGGACTACATTTCGTTCAGCATCAGCTCCGGCCACAAGTGCTCTACGCAGGTTCCGACCGAAGATGAAATGAGGGATATTCGGAACAGAAAGTCTTGCGCAGATGCAGCGCGGCGCGGCAAGCTCGACGACATCATCAAGGAGCTGCTCAAGGAGGATATGTGATGCTGAAAGTATTGCATACGGGAGACTGGCATATCGGCAGCTTTCCCGGGCCGGAGGTCAACGGCCAGAACGCCCGCTTTCAGGACATCTGCCGCTGCCTCGATTTTCAGGCGATGTACGCAGAGGAGCACCGGCCGGACCTTATCGTCGTTTCCGGCGACATCTTCCATCAGGCCCGTGTGTGGTCGGACCGAGGCCTCCGCGAGAGCCGGACGGCCATCGACCACATCCGGCGGCTTTCCAATGTTGCCCCGACAGTCGTGCTGCGCGGCACTCCGAACCACGACAGCGAGGAGCAGTTCGAGATGCTGACGACGGCTTTTTACGGCGATGATTCGGTCAGCGTCGTAACGGAGCCGGAGGTGCTCCACATCCACACCTACCACGGGCAGCGCGTAGATGTGGCGTGTATTCCGGGCTTTGACCGTGGCGTACATCGGGCAGCGCACCCGGGCCTCTCTCGAGAGGAGGAAACGCAGGTGTTCACGGACGAGCTGGCAAAGGTCGTTCTCGGCCTGAAAGCACAGTGCGAGCCCGGTGTGACGAGCGTCCTGTCCACGCACTTCACCGTCCCGGGATGTAACATGGAGAGCGGCCAGACCGCGCTATTTGCACAGTTTGAGCCCGTCATCTACCCCGACACTCTGAAAGCCGCAGACTTCGACCTCGTGGCACTTGGCCACATCCACCGGCCGCAGCAGCTCCCGGAGGCAGGCCGCGCGGTGTTCTACTGCGGCAGCATTACAGGTCTCAACTTCAACGACGAGGGCCAGCCGCGAGGCTTTTACATCCACGACATCGACGACGACGGGGAGGCGTGGAGCGAGTACGTCGAAACGCCCTACCGGGAGTTCGAGACCATCCGCCTCGGAGAGGACGACGTCCGCGCAATGCTGAGTGCAGAGCGAGTTGTTGTACCCGACCGCCTCAAGGGGAAAATCGTCCGCGTTCTCTACACCTGTTCGGACGAGACAAACAAGGCTTTCAACAAAGCTGTCCTTGAGAAAAGGCTCTATGACGGCGGCGTGTTCTACGTCTCCGAAATCACGCCGGAGGAAATCACGACAAGTGTGAACCGCGACGAGCTCCACGGCGACAACAGCCCGGAGCAGAACCTCGCGGAGTACCTCACCGAAAAGGAAAAGAGCCCGGAGGACGCCCAGCGCATCATTGAGTTAGCCCGTCCGATTATCTCGGAGGCGATGGAAAAAGGCCGCCTTGAGACCCCGACCGGCGTGTTTATGCCGGTGGAGATTGAGGTCAAGAACTACCGCAACTACCGCGACGAGCTGTTCAGCTACGACGGCATTTCCTTTGCCACCATCAACGGCGAGAACGGCGCAGGTAAGTCCAGCCTGTTTATGGACGCTATGCTGGACGCCCTTTTCGAGGAGCCCCGGGAGGGCGACCTCACGGGCTGGATTTGCAACGACCCGGATGCCCGCAGCGGCTCCATCAAGTTTACATTCTACCTCGGAGACAAGCTGTACCGCGTGACCCGTACCCGCACAAAGAGCGGCAAGGCGACGCTGAATCTCTCCGAGTATGTGGACGAGAGCTGGCAGAACCGCAGCGCGGAGAAATACCGCGATACGCAGGCCATCATCGAGAACACCATCGGCATGGACAGCCTGACGCTCAAGGCGACTGGGCTTATCATGCAGGACCAGTACGGCCTCTTTTTGCAGGCCGACAAGGCGGACCGCATGGCAATTCTCGGAAACATCCTCGGCCTCGGCATTTATGACCGCATGGAGAGCATGGCGGCCAACAGGGCAGCAGACGCCAACCGGGAGCTCCGGCGCATCGCGGATTTGCAGGAGGAGACCGGGCGGACGATGCCGGACAAGGCAACGGTCGAGGCGGCCATGAACAAGACGGCCGTCGAAAAGGCCAGCGCGGTAGCAGACAGAGCCATCCACACAAAGGCCATGAGCGAGGCGCAGACAAAGCTCGACATTGCCAAGCAGGCGCAGAAGCGGTCGGAAAAGCTCGCCAGCGAGCTCGGCTCTTGGATTGCGGAGAAGAACGCGAACGCCAGCGCGCAGGCGGTTAGCAGAGCGCAGATTTCTGATGCACAGGCTCTCCTCGATAAGCGCGAGGAGGTCGAGGCGGGCAGCCAGAGTTACGAAAAACTTTCCGCGCGGCGGGAGGAGCTGCTGGGAACGGCGGCCCTGATTCAGCCCAAGGAAGAAAAGATGCGGGACGTTATGGCCGCGCTCTCCACCCAGCGGAAAAAGAAAAGCAGCCTCGAGGCCGAAAAACTTTCTGCACAGGCAACGTGTTGGAGCTATGAGCAGGCCCTCGCGGACTATGACGAGCTCGAGCGGAAAGCAGCAGACCTCGCAGGAGCGAGCGAACGGCTCACCGCGCTGGAAGAACAGGACGAGCAGTATCTCGCAGCAGACCAAGAGGCCATGAAGCTGCTCCAAACCAAGAACGCAGAAACCGCGCGGATACAGTCTTGGCTCGACATAAAAGAGAACGAGGTCACACATATCCGCTCCCGGGCCATCATGCTTGAAACCTGCGGATGCCCGGTCGAGAACCCGGAGTGCCGTTTCCTGCAGGATGCAGTGGAGGCGAAAAAGAAACTGCCTGCGGCCGAGACGGAACTGGAAACCTACCGGCAGCAGGCCGAGGAGCGCGCCGAGCAGCTCGACGCTGAGTATCAGGCCGCAAAGAAAAAGGCAACGGGCCTCAACTGCCGCAAGGATTTGCAGGCCCAGCGTTTCCTCGTTGCAGACCTGCGGAAAGCCTCGGAACGGTTCGCAAAGCTGACGGCGCAGAAAGAACGCCTCGCAGAAGTTAAAGAGCGCATCAAGGCCATCGACGAGGAACTGGAAACCATCCCGGCCAATATCGAGAGCCTCGAGGCAGACCGTTTCGTCGTTGAGGACGAGCTGAAAAAGCTCCGGCAGAATGCAGCGGAGCTCGCCAGCATTGAAACGCAGCTTTCGGACGTTAAGAAATACATCGAGCTGGAAAAGCTGCTCCCGGCAGCGGAGGCTAAAAAGAGCGCAGCGCAGACCCGCCTCACGGAGCTCCTGACCTACGCAGAAAAGACCCGGACGGCGATTGATGGCATCAATGCGGAGATTCTGACCCTCGCAAAGGCGCAGGCTGATGTTGACGAGCTCAAGGAACAGTACGCGGAGGCGGATGCAGCCCTCACGGTGGACAATATCCGTATTGAAGAGCTGGACCAGCAGGCCGGACACAGCCGCAGGCAGATGGAAGAAATCGAGACGGCAGAGGCAAAGCTCGAAGTCCTTCGCCGTCAGGCGACGGAACAGGGCCAGATTGCAGCGGGCTACGAGGAGCTCAAGCGGGCTTTCTCTCAGGACGGCATTCCGCATAACATCGTCCGCAGCATCGTCCCGCTGTTCGAGGCGACCGCGACGAGCATCATCAGCCAGATGTCGGGCGGCCACATGAGCATCGAGATGCGCATGGAAAAGACTCTCAAGAGCAACAGCAAGAAAGAGGTCACCGCGCTGGACATCATCGTAAACGACGCAGCGACCGGAGCTCTGCCCTATATGAGCCGTTCCGGCGGCGAGCGTGTTAAGGCGGCCCTCTCGGTCATCCTTGCGCTGGCGGAACTCAAGAGTAGCACCGCAGGAGTGCAGCTCGGATTCCTGTTTATTGACGAACCGCCGTTCCTCGACGACAAGGGTGTACAGGCCTACTGCGACGCCCTCGAGGCCATCCAGAAACGGTATTCCTCGCTCAAGATTATGGCTATCACTCACGACCCGGAGATGAAAGCCCGTTTCCCGCAGGCCGTTGACGTTGTAAAGACGGCAGAGGGTAGCAAGGTCATCTACTCTTGAAATCACCAGCAGAAAGGAGGTGCGAGACTTGGGAAGAAGCAACAGGCAGACCGCCGACTACTTCCCCCATTACGTCGGGGAAAAGAGCCGGACAAAGTTCATCCTTGAAAAAAACTGGGGAAACGACGGGTATACACCAACATTGAAATCGAGTTCTCGGAGCGGCTCTATGTTGGCTCGAACGCACTCGAGGGCAACCGGTACGACATTGTACCCCCGCCACCTGTCGGCCAGAGCGCAGCCGGAGAGCTGCGCACCGGCAGCTATATCACGCAGAGCGACAGGACTGGCATCGACCTGCATCCGCAGCCCGGCCTCTCGTTTGAGACCGGGCTCCACGCAGCGGCCGTCGTCCTCGAATCGAGCAAAACGGCCGTTGACCTGCCTGCACCGGAGCGACGCAGCGCGCAGAACGCGCTCCACGCCCGCACAGGCATGGTTGAGAGCAGCCGAACGGCCGCAGACATGATTCTGTATAGCGGCTGGGAGGACAGCGCAGAGAGCACCGTAAGGACCGGCGCGGCCTATGCGCAGACCACGTTCGTCGCTATCGCCCCGGCATTTCAGCAGGAGCGCGCGGCCGCAGCATACACGGCCCGGACCGGCTGCGGCGTCATCGAGAACACACACTATATTGTGCAGACAGCACAGAAAGGGAGTATCTAAATGGACGGTTCTATTACCACCAACAAAGGCATTGCCCTTATCGGCAAACTGCTGGCGCAGAAAGGCGCATTGCAGATTACCCGCGTCGCAGTCGGCGACGGCACTCCTCCTGCATCCCCGGCAACGCTCAACGCCCTCGTGCATGAGCTGAAAAACGCCACCATCGAGAGCGTGGACAACCCGAAGAACGGCGAGGCGAAAATCGTCGTCACCGTTTCCAGCATCGGCGTGACGCAGGGCTTTTTCGTCAAGGAAATCGGCGTCTTTGCAAAGGACACCGACGGCAAAGAGATTCTGTACGCCTACGCAGGATTCTCCGACAATCCGCAGTGGATTCGCCCCGAGGGCACGGCCATCACCAACGTGGCGACCTACGACATCAACACCATCATCGACCGCGTTTCCGAGGTCAAGGTCACTATCGACCCGTCGAGCCTCGCCACTAAGGCAGACCTCACCAAGCTGGACGACCGTATTTCCGCACTGGAACGCAAAGAGCACGTCAAAATCTACGGCGTCCGCTGGCCCAAGGGCGCGAGCGCAAGCAAGGGCGAGCGCATCTACGACAGCGTCGGCATGACGGCGGAGGCTGGTGTTGGTAGCCAGACCGTCACCAACGACTTCGACAAGGCTTACCCGTTCGCAGGCCGTCGCCGCTGCAACGGCTACCGCGACGCAGACCGCACGTTCCACGTCACTGCATACGAGGGCGAGCCGGGCTACACCACAAACGACCCGGCAAAGCTGGTGTATGTCGAGACGCCGGAGTTTTATTACTTCGACGGCATCGACGGAGACTATGAGGTCATGGCCGTGTCTACCTACCCGGTCCCGGGCTTTGAGTTTATGCCCCGCACCTACTCCGCCGCCTACCTCGTCGCTATGGAGGGCCAGACCGACAGCAAGAAGCCCACGAGCCGGAGCGGCGTATTCAGCGACTACAACAGCCTGAACGGATGGGCGACCGACATCAAGAAGCTGGGCTCCCAGTACACCGGTATGCTGGCGGTCGATAACTACATCGACGGTCTGCTGATGATGGTTGAGTTTGGCACGAAAGACGTGCAGACTGTCATCATGGGCGCAAGCACCCTGCCGTATTCTGATTCTCACGTTGCGCTGGCAGCAGAGGACAGCACGAACCGCATCCTCATTACGAAAGCGCAGGCAGCAGACTACGTCGTCGGCCAGACTATCAGCCTGTCCAAGAGCAACATTTGGAGCGATGAAGTTGCCAAGAACCGCATCATCACCAAAATCGAGGACAAGAGCACCGACCAGACATACCTCTACTTCGACGGCGCAGCAGTCAGCATTGCCGAGGGCTGCCATGTGAGCTCCCGTCCGTGGGTAAACGGCGCGGCCGATGTTGTGGCTGCCAGCTCCGGCTCCACTGTGGACAACACGAGCGGCAAATACCCCTTTATCTACCGTGGCAAGGAGAACCCCTATGCAAACGCATGGGTCAATGTGGCGGACCTGTTACATGTCAGAGAGGGCGCAGAGGGCAACTACAAGTACCACATGGCCTATCTGCCTGACCCCACCAAATACGCCGGAGGCACGGTATCGTCCGACTATGTGCAGCTCGACTTCGAGATGCCCGGGCAGGATGGCTACGTCAAGGAGCTCGGCAAAGACCCGCGCTATCCTTTCATCCGCGTAACCAAGACAATCGGCGGCAGCTCCTCCACCTATTACGCTGATTATTACTGGTACGGACGCAACGCGGTCTGTGCGGTGTTTGTTGGCGGCAACCTCATCAATGGCCGGGACTGCGGCTCTCGTTACTTCGGCTGCGACTTTGCCCCGTCGGACTCGAACTGGAGCCGCCGCGCGCGTCTTTCTTAAAATACCTGACAGCAGGGGATTGGGGACGGCCAGCCCCCTTTCTTCTTCTGTCTTTTTCTTTCGCTTTTTAACTCCAAACAGGGACTTGGTGTGCCCTGCTGTGCGGTGATTGCTGGCGGCAACCTCAACAATGGCCGGAACTACGGCTCTCGTTACTTCAACTGCAACAATGCCCCGTCGAACTCGAACTGGAACCGCCGCGCGCGTCTTTCTTTATGCGTTCCCATAAATTATTGCACACCATTTCGCCGCCCTAGAGGCAGCCGGACCCGGAGAACGGGCCGCCTTGCCACTCGGCAAAAATACGCCACATCAGGTGGGAGCTAGTAGGACCGGACAGGCCTCGAAAACCCTCAAGGCTAAAAGAAAGAGGTGAATGCCTGTTGAAAAGGGCAGGATTCCTGTATGAAAAGCTCCTCGACAGAGAGCTTATCAGGGACGCCATCATAAAGGCATCACGGAAAAAGCGTCGCCGGAGGTCGGTTAGACGCATCCTGAATAATATCGACCATTACGTCGATGAACTCTACACCATGATTGCGAACGAGAGCTTTACGCCCTCACCGTACCGGAGATTCCAAATCAAGGACGGCGCGACGCAAAAGGTGAGAGAAATTTGTTGCCCGAAATTCTACCCCGACCAAATCGTCCACTGGATGATGATACTCGTTCTCGAACCCGTGTTTATGCGCGGGATGTGCGAAACGAACTGCGGCAGCGTCCCCGGGCGCGGCGCGCACTACGGAAAGAAGCACATTGAGAAGTGGTACAAGCTGGACAGGAAGAACACAAAATATTGCGCAAAGCTCGACATCCGAAAATTCTACCCATCGTCTAAGGCCCCGGCCGTTATGCAGGAACTGCGGCGCGTTATCAAGTGCAAGCGGATGCTGCGGCTGTGTGAGACGGTGCTGAACAGCTCGGACGGCCTGCCGATTGGCAATTACACCTCACAGTGGTTTGCGAACTTCCTTCTGCAGCGGCTCGACCATTTCATCAAGGAAGTGCTCCACATACGGTACTTTGTCCGGTACATGGATGATATGTGTCTCTGGGCATCGAGTAAAAAGCTCCTGCACAGAGCGGTGAAAGCAATCGAGAAGTTTCTGGCGGGTCTCGGCCTTGTGTTAAAGGCCAACTGGCAGATATTCCCGACGGCTGCCCGTGCGGTGGATTTTCTTGGATTCCGATTCTTCCGCGAGAAAACGACCTTGCGAAAGAACCTCGCTCTGCGCTTGAGGCGGAGGGTGAAGAAAACCTACAAGCATACCCAGAAAACAGGCAGAGTGCGAGCGCGGGACGCAGCAGCGGTTATGAGCTACTGCGGATGGCTGAAACACGCACATTGCCACGGCTTTTTCGTGAAGTACGTTAAGCCGTATGTGAACTTCAAAAAGCTAAAGGAGGCTATCAGACATGAAGCGAGAATACGCGCACGAACCGCCTATTGTGTCGGTAACGCGGCTCAACCCCGAACAGTGTGAGGTGCTGCTGCACGAGAACATCAACGCGGAGACCCGCACCACGACCGGCGCAAACGGCGAGGAGCAGACCACCGTATACACGGCACAGGAGTACACCCTCATCATCCCGTGGAGGGAGGGCATTGAGGACAGCATCAAGGCCAACGTCGCCGCATGGACCGAAATGGCCCGCAAGCAGGAGCTCGAAGAGCTTCTGCCTGAAAAGCTGACCGAGCTGGATGATGCCTGCCGCAAGGCAATCGTCGAGGGCTGCTGGGTCGGGCTTGCGGACGGCTCCATCCAGCACTTTGCGCTGACGGAGGCAGACCAGATTAACCTCAACGTCGCGCTCGAAGCCGTGAAAGCGGGCGCGGATGGCTATCCCTATCACGCGGATGGTAAGCTGTGCTGTGTGTTCAGCGCGGCCGACATCAACGCTGTCGCAGCAGCGGCCGTGGCGCACAAGCTCTACCACACCACCTATTTCAACCACGCGAAGCAGTGGGCCACCCGTGCCAAGACGGCAGACGAGCTGGCCGGTATCCACTACGGCGCACAGCTCCCGGAGGACCTTGCGGCCAACATGGCAAAGGTCATCGCTAGTGTATCGGGCCAGTAAGGCAGCCGTGCTGTTCCTGACAGGCGGCACGGCCTACGCGCTGCTCGAGACGGTATGGCGCGGTCACACGCACTGGACGATGTTCGTCCTCGGCGGATTCCTTTTCCTGATTCTAGGCGAGCTGAACGAGGGCTTGCTCGAATGGGATACCCCGCTCATTTTGCAGGGTATCATCGGTTCAGCCATCGTTACAGGAGCGGAGCTCGCAACCGGGATGATTCTCAACGTCTGGCTCGGCCTCGGCGTTTGGGATTACTCCGGGATGCCGCTCAACTACAAAGGGCAGATTTGCCTCCCGTTTAGCATCCTGTGGATTTTCGTGTCCATCGCGGCCGTCGTCCTCGATGACTGGCTGCGATACTGGCTGTTTGGGGAGGAACGTCCGCACTACACACTGTTCCGGCGCGGCGAGAGCCGCTGAAAGGAGCCGCCAATGAACCGCGAGGAGAGGCTCGAACAGCTTTTGACGGCCACCGTTAAGCTGCTCGACCGGTGGGAGGAATACTCCCTCGAAACGAACTGCGGGGAGCCGGAGGGCTACGGAGCAGCCCGCGCGGTGGTACACGCAGAATTTTCCGTACTCAAACAGACCAACAAAGGAGACGTCGAGAATGAGCGTAATTACCTTTAAGCCGAACGACCACACAAAAATCACCGCAGACTTCGAGCGGCACGAGTTTGCCTGCCCGTGCGGATGCACGGCGCAGATGATTGACCCGGAGCTCATCCAGAAGATGCAGACCATCCGCACCAAGCTCGGCAAGGCCATCAAGGTTACGTCGGGCTACCGGTGCGTGAAGCACAACGCAGACCCGAAAGTTGACGGCAGCCGGACAAGCCGCCACCTCTACGGCATTGCGGCCGACTGGCGCACGAAGGACCGGAGCGTAAACCCCGTTGCCCTCGGCATCATCGCGGCCGCACAGGGCTTTGGCGCGGTCGGCATCTACTGGCACGACAAGGCCGCCATTGTCCACACAGACACGCGCGGAGGCAAGGCTACATGGCTTTGCGTCCAGCCCGGCGTGTATCCCAGCACCACCTACAATAAGTTTGTCCTGCCGACCATCGAGCAGGGTTGCGAGGGAGCCGCTAACCGCGCAGCTACGGTTATGCTGCAGCGGCTCCTCGGCATCCCGCACGACGGTAGTTTTGGCCCGGCTACCACAAAGGCACTGATGACGGCCCAGCGTAAGCACGGCCTTGTCCCGGATGGCATTTGCGGCCCCAAGAGCTGGACTGCCCTGTCAGGCGCAGACAAATATCTGTGAGGGAGGAGGTGATACCAGTGGAAACATGGCAAATTCTCGTCACCGTTGGAGTGCCGTCTGGAATCTTTGGCTTTGCTGTCTGGCTGATTGAACGTAAAATCGAGCAGCACGAGAGAAAACGAACCGAAGAGGCCAAGAAGCGCGAGAACATTGAAGCCCAGCGCGAAAAGAGCAGAGAGGAGCTGCAAATCTGCATCTATGAAACTTCTCTCGCCGCCATCGCCCTCGGCGAGGCTACCGCAAAGGCAGTTCAGCGCATCCCTGACGCGCACTGCAATGGTGATATGCACGCAGCCTTGGACTACGCCTCTAAGGTCAAACACGCACAGCGGGAAGTCGTTTCCCGCTGTGGAATCAAATCCATTGTCGAATGAGAGGAGAACGCTATTATGAAGTACAATAACAAAGTTTCCGCCGCCACCATCGCCCGTACCGCTGCTCTGCTGCTGGCTCTGGCAAACCAGATTTTGAGCGCGTTCGGCAAGTCTCCGCTGCCCATCGAGAGCAGCACGGTGGAACAGCTCGTCACCACGGGCATCACCACCGTTACGGCCCTGATTAACTGGTGGTACAACAACTCCTTCACGCAGGCCGCTATCGAGGGCGATAAGACCTACGAGAACGTCAAGAACCAGATTCACTAAGGACGCCCCAGCGGCTACCACATAACAGCACGAGCCTCCCGGTATTCCTCACGCAAGAGGGCCGGGAGGCTCTTTTTTTATTGCCGTTTTTTGCAATATCTTCCCCGGAAACACACTTAAAACAGCATTTCCGGCGCGGTTATTCTCGTAAAAAGGCATTTTCGGAGCAGAAATGCACTTTTTGATACATTTTCTATCATTTCCGTGGATAACCGCAAAAAAACGGCGCGGAAATACCAGAATGACCCGAAAAGCGGAAAACTAGGTGGAAAAAGTTGATAAAAGGGTCGTGCGAGACAACACACGCAGTTGTCCCAAAATACCACGAAAAACAATATAACCGGAGCGGAAATACCGTTTTGAACGCATATCCGCGCGGATATGCACTGAAAGCAGCATTTCCGGGTATTTCCGGCGAAACAATCGACAAAGTAGAGTAGAGTAAAGAAGAGTAGAGTATAGAATATATTATACTCAGCGATTTTGCAATCGCTGGCGCGAAAGCCGTTGCCATTGTCCCTGTTAGGTGCTATCATAAAAGCACGACCACCAACACAGGACAGGAGGACAACAGTTATGGGTAACACAACTGCGTCCCTCACCCACGAACAACTGTTCGGGGGGGGGGTAACAAGTAGCGGCGCGCGATTCGTAGACCCGGCCAGCATCCCGGTAGACGAGGTGAGGGAAAGGCTGAAACGGCAGTGCGCATACAAGCCGATGCACGAAATCAATTTTATCATAAGCAAGGATTCAAAGATTGCCTGTTTTTGGGAAAAGAGATTTTACATCACGGATGATTCGTTTACCCCGGAGCTTGTGTACGAAACAGAATCGTTTGCAAACGCGGTCTCCCTCTCGGACAGCTCGAAGTATGCAATTTTCCAGACGGCCTACAATGCCAAGAACGACGAGGACAGCGGAGCGTTTGCCATCATCGACGTAGAAAAGCGCGAGGTCATCAACAAGGGCGCAATCGAGACCGGCTGGAAAGGCATGACGCACCTGTACATAGACGAGGACAAAAAGTGCTTTTGGGTCTACTACGGCAACGAGCGCGTGAAGTATGGCTTTGACCTCTCCCCGGATGCCAAGACGTTGGAACAGTACGAGGAAAAGGCGGAGCTGTCACCCTACTACTTGCTCGAAAAGGCTCAGTCGTGCATTGACGAGCTGAAAGAAACCTACACGGAGCAGGCGGAGCGGAAAGCGGTAGGGTATTTGAGCCGGTCGGCCAGCGACCCCAAGATGTCCACATACCAGCTCTCCAACGCCTATAAAGAGCTCGGCCAGATATACGACCAGAACGAGCTCAAGCAGAAAGCTCTCGATGCCTACCGGGAGGGACTGCGCCTCAACCCCGCATTGTCAGTGAAAAAGCGTATCAAGCAGCTCGAGAAAGAGCTGAACGCATAAAATGACCCGGCAAGTGGCGAAAGCCTCCTGCGGAGACCCACAAAGCGTCGCAATGGTCAGGCGGCAAACTTTACGGCCAGACCATAAAAGCACGAAATCGAGGCCTCGGAGCCGTGCTCGTGGCGTTCTACGGCTCAACGCAGGAGAGAGCATCCCGAAAAGCTACCAGCAAATTGCCAGCAAGTTAAAATCAGCCTGCGGGAGACGGCCCACAGGGAGGTGATGGAGAGGGCTATACGGGGACCACGAACAGCCCTCCCGTCACTCTGGCTGCTCCAAAATACCCGCAGCGGAAAGAACCGCGCGGCGCAAATCGTGTATGCGCAGCGGCAGCTCAACCTCTGGCGGGCATAGGAGGCAAGCATGGAACAGTCTATTTATGAGCTCTACATGGAGCAGGTCAACCCGCAGGACACCCGCGAAATCATGCAGGCAGAGGACACGCTCACCGTGCTGCTCAAGCTGGTGGATAACCGCGAATTGCGCGACGCCATCGACAGCGCAGCGGGCCGCGTTGCCTACCTCCGAGAAGTAGCGGCATTTGAGGCCGGTTACGGCTTTATGCCCGAATAACAAAAAGGGAGGCCCGGCACAACGCCGGGCCTCCTGATTCATTATAGCCCAAGATAATCCTCAATGCTCATGCCGAGCGCAGCGGCGACGGCATGAATCTGGTAAACATCGCGCGGGACCCGGCGACCGGCCTCCCATTCCTCGAGCGTCCGCAGCGGGACGCCAGAGAGCTGCGACAGCCGGGTGCGGGTCAACCCACGAGCCTCACGCAGCCCGGCGATACGGGCGGCAACAGGCGTTAAAGCTGACATCTTGAAATCCCCCTTGAATCTGCTATAATAGAAATGCCGGAGAAGTGAGGCATCTGCAAGCTGTTTCTCACTCCCCCGGCGTTTCAGAACTCTGGCCGCCGTCATCGGCCTTTGTTCTTCATCGGAGAGCCCTGCTTACTTGTTGAGCAGGGCTTTTACTTTTTCCACGGCCTCCTCGAGCGTTTTGCTGTTACGCATAAGCTCAAGAATTTCACGGGTCCGGTTCTCCTTTGCCTCGTCGCGAAGCACCTCGGCGGTATTCATTTCGTCGTCCATGTCGTTTCCTTTCTGGCCTTGCCACCTTACTCATTGAGGAGCGACCCCCTCAACTGACTATATTATACCACGCGAGCGCGTGGAAAGCAAGAGCAAAATGGCAAATTGTTGAAATATTTTTGCGTACCTGTGAAAGATTTACTGCTCGATGTACCGGAAGAGAAAACCGCCAGCGTGGGGTAACTTTCCCTTGCACACCTTTCCAATAGCACTGTCATCCAGACCGGTAGCACGGGCGGCAGCAGCGATACTCGGATACTCATGGATGACCTGATTTGTCTTGCGGTCAATCTGGCAGACCGGAGCAAGCGTTGAGCCGTGATAGGCCCGGACGCTCCGGCCGTAGCCGTCGCCCGGTTCGGGAGCCGTCTTGCCGTTCCACTTCGCGCCAGATGCAAGACCGCCGAAAAGAAAGCCCTGCATCTCATAGGCACGGGACAGACGCCCCAGCAGCGTGTCGAGCTGGTCGCGCTGGTTCCGGTCGAGAGACTTGAGGAACGTGTCAATCTCCTTTTCGGCCTCCACGACCTCCTGAATCCCAACGTGCAAAACGTCGTTTTGCTCATACTTCTCATACAACGTCCGATAGACAGCAGCCACGGTACAGGCCTCCTTACATCCCGGCTATAACATCGGCGAGCTCCTCGGGAGAAGCATTCACCCAATCTGCGAGCTCTTTCTTTGTCTCCTCGTAATCTTCCAGCACGACGGCAGCAGCCTCATTCTGTCCGTCAATCGCCCGCCCGGAGGACAGGTCGTCCGCAGCGACAAGGCGCAGGATGGCGACGGCGCGCCGGAGGCTCATTTTCTTTCTTCCCATTCTGCAGACACCTCCCCATCTTTGTAAAAGAGCTTTGCGCGACGCAGGCGGAACGCCTCAAGAATGAGCGTGAAAGCCGTGTCGCAGGTGGCGTAGACCATCTCGAAACCCGGCATACCAAACAGACCGGCGTTGTAAAAGTTGGCGGCCAACTCGACAATGATGCGCTCGTTCTGGCTCAGGTTGAACGCCTCCTTTGCGGCCGCGAACGCCATATAGTCCTCGCCGATGACGGAGATGCGAAGCTCCGGCCAGCGCGTGAGCGCGGAGAGCAGATACAGGGACGCGCCCCAATAGGGATTGATGCGCCCGGATTCGGGATTGACGATGTGCGGGACGCTTTTGAGCTCGGACAGGAAAGCGGCCTCGTGCTCTGGATTGATGTACTTGATGCCGCCGCTATACGAAAAAGCGGAACCACGGAGCAGAACCTCGGACGTAACCCCCAAGGCATCCGCGAGCTTTCTTAAAGTTTCAATTTTAGGATTCCGCAAATCATTTTCCCACTGGGCAATACCAGCCGCAGAAATCCCCAATTTATGTGCAAGTTCTGCCTGTGTCATACCCGCACTCTTTCGAGCCTGCCTGATTCTTTCGCCGGTCGTCATTACCAAACACCCCCCTTACATATCGACTGAAACAAAATGATAGGCGTACCAGCGGCCGCGACGGCGAAAGAGCCTGACGCGGGTGGTAAAGAACTGACCGGAGCACCCCGCGCCATCATAAAGGTCGTCACGGTAGGCACGGTGCATATAGAACCATTCGAGAACGCTCTCTTTTGAGAGGGGAGAGAGCTTCTCGGGCAGCTCAACAAGCTCAACGAAAGAATCGAGCTCGTCGCGGACGATGTGGCAATCGGAAACCCGATTGACGTATTCTCGGATGTCGCGCTTGAGCTGAGTGACAAACTCCTCGACGCGCTCACTGCGCACCGGACCAGGAAACCGCTCGAACATGAGCAGGACACTGTATGCCTTCTTGAGGCTGTCGTAATCGTGAATATCGCGGGCCATTAGGCTCCCTCTCTTTCTTCCTTTGCCTTGCGGAGCTCCTCGAGAAACTCAGGGGGCGGCAGCCGCTCGAGCTGATACTCCCGGCGCGCGGCCGGAGACAGGCCGTTGAGCCATGTCTCGTACTTTACCCGCTCCTGCTCTGCGCAGGCTCGGATGCTTGCGAGAGCATCTGCAGGCGGGTAATCCTCGCCGACGTACCAAGTTATTTTCCCCTCGTTGGAGATGTGGGCGACCATCTTGAAATCGCCGTCCTCCATCACGGCGGAGTTACAGACCGTTACGCCGTTTCCGAGACAGCCGAGAAACAACTTGAAATTCCGGGCAGCCATCAGTAAATTTCCTCCTCGAGCATCTTTTTGCTGAACCGCTCAATCTCCTCGAGAGAGGTCCACTCCGGCTTCTCGTCGTCGGAAAAGCTGTCCCACAGGATGCGCATGGCCTGAATATGATTCTCAACGCAGCAGCCCCAGAGGTACTTGCTGAAACGCGAGCCGCAGCCGAGGAAATACTTGCAGTCCTGAATACAGCGGCTCAAGAGCCTGTAACGAAAATCGGCGTCGGAGCCGACAAGGTCGGTGGCGACGTTGCCGAAATAATGAAAGTCCGCGTCGCCAGCGAAGTAGAGCGTGAGGCTGGCCTCGAGGCTGCGCGGCCAGCCGTCCGGGTACGGACGGGTCGAGCCGTCAGAGAAGTGGGTCATCGCCGTTGCGGTCACCCCGATGGCGGCCTCGTTCTCGCGGGGACGGCAGAAGAACGTGCGAATCTGGATGCGCTCGCACTCCATGGAACCGGCGTTCCCGATACTGTCAGGGAACAGGGACACGGCCGGGTCATACCCGGCAGCTTTCAAACGCTCAAGAACGGTCATATCTCTTATGCCTCCATTTCGATGTCGAGCAGCTCCATGCTGCCGTATACACAGTGCTCGGAAATCTCGCGGGCTCTTTTGCGAGCAGAGGGCAGCGAGACAGCCTCAATCTTACGCTCTGTGACGTAACCGCCATTCTTGAACTGGGGATTGTGGCGGAAGAAAGTTGCTTTGTAGGACTTCATTTTCATAGTTGACACTCCTTTGCGGTTTGGCTCCCGCGACCATCTTGCCAAGGACGGCAAAATGGTTTCGACCCCTGCCACGGGGTCATCGTCAGGCGAGCACATCGGAGTAGGCGGCCTTTGCGGCCTTGAGGGTTTTGAACATCTCGACGACGTTCCCACCGCAGTCGGCGTACACACACCACCGCCAGCAGAAGCGGCCATTGATGCGAACCATGCGCTGCTCGAGACAGACCTCGTTGTCCTCCCGCACATAGCGGTCATACGCACGGTTGCGAATGTGGATAAACTTCATACGGAACACTCCTTTGGTAGTCACAGTCATTGTCATGCGGGATTAGATGTTGGTTTTACGTGCGCCGGTCTCGGTGTGCTCCCACACATCGACGGAGTATCCAGCAGCCCGAAACCTATTTGCAAAGCTGCGGGCCTCCGCCTCGGACGACTTCCAAACGCAGAGCGGGAAACCGGCCTTGTTGTACAAAATCTGGTAACGCTTCATCGTCTGCACCTCCTTAATCTCTATTCTCACGCTTCCACATGAGGAAGTTCTGGTAATCATCTTGACCCATCGAGACCGGCTTGCTCGTGTTGATGAAGTCGGGGCAACCGAAGCAGACGAGCTCGTCCGGATTGCTGCGGGTCTGCGTCAGAACCTTGGCCGGGACACCGGCCATCTGGAACTTTTCGGACGGGACGCCCGGAACCTCAATGCGCCGGAGCAGCATATTGAAGTCGTAGTACCAGTCGAGATTCATGTACCGCTCCTCGCTGTCAGTGCCCTCGATTTTCTTGATGTACTCGGCGAGAGCACCGCGCACATCAAGACGAACCGGAGCGACGCTGTCGTCGTAGCTGTCGTAGAGGGTAATGGTCTCGGCCTTGCCGAAACGAACGGTGAGGACGGCAACGCTGCCGGTGTACTTGTAGAGCTCCATAAAAACCTCCTACCCGAAACGGGTCTTACTGCTTGCTTAACGTCCCTAAAAGGGACACACGAAAGCAAAAAAATTAAGCAACCTCGACCATACCGACCAGACCGTAGAGGAGCTCGTGGTCCTCAAAGGAGATGCGCTCCTCCTCGAATGCACGGTCAATCTGCCAGTAGCACTCGTCGCGGTCGTTCTCGGTCTTGATGGCGGCAATGGATTTCACGATTTTCTTGAACATCTTTTTATCCTCCAAACAGGCGTTTCATCAAAAAGCAAGAAATCCGGCAAGGTTGCATTTCTCAGTGAGCGATGCTACTTTGAAACCGCTGTGGGCGAGTAGAGCTTTCCACGTTCTGTTTTGTCCTTGCCACCCGGAGCAGGAGAGGTTTCGTTTCCCAGCGAGCGATACCACTTTGGAACCTTTATCGGCGAGTGGAGCTTTCCGCGTTCTGTTTTATCCTCGATTGCTTCATTTTGGGTCATTGGCTTTCTTGTACCCTTATTATAGACCCTAAAGGGGACAATGTCAAGTAAAATATGGCAATTTGTGGAAAAAAGTTTTGAGAAATGACGCTTTTTGCGGCATTATGCCCGAAATCGCAGCAGAGAAGAAAGGAAGCAGGAACCCGGAGGTCCCTGCTGATATAGTTATCCTGTTTGTCCTAATGAATTGTATGTCGCAAATATGCGGTTTATGGTTGAACAATGCAGCTGCCCTTGCGACTGAGGCGATATGCTTGAGCGTTGCCATACAGTTTACCCAGAACTTTCTCAGCGTACAGCCGGAATGCAGTCAGGTCTGCAAGTTCGTCAAGGAGTTTCGCCCGGATCTGCTCGGTGTCTGCACCGCCGGAGTTGAAGTGCCTTGCAAGCTGGTTGAGGTTGGTGCCCACCCTGCTGCACTGGGCAAGCAGGGTGGAAACAGCGGTCAGGGTTTCTTCTCCGCCGCCGGCAACGATGACCGTTTTCTCGATCTTGACGTTGTGGATGGCACGGCGGATAAAAGTGGAGAGGGAGAGATTCAGGAGTTTGCAAGTGAGTTCCAGTGACGCTTTTTCCTCCGCTGTCACACGGAACTTGATGACGTGCGTTTTGTTGTTCGGCGTGTCGTGGTGCTGAAAATTGCTAGGAATCGGTTGAACATTCGTTTTGGTCATTGTACCTCCTGTCTGTTCGATAACTCCTCGGTGAAGTTATGTAAGCACGACACGCCGTTCTTTCGCACCGCAAGGTGCGAATATGAGCAGGGTTTGGGGTTGGACCGCGTTTGCGAAGCGCAGCGCAGCAATGAAAGCCCCAGTGGGGCTTTTAAGCGGCAGCGCGGTCTGCGACAGCAGATGGAGGGGCGTTGCCCCGACAAGCGCTACCCCAACAAGATCACTTCGGAAATGCAGACGCATTGCAGAAGTGAAGTCCCGGATGGACAGGAAATTTTCAAGAATTGAAAATTTGTGGCCACGGGACGGTTCTTGCCCTCTACCGCTGCGCTCAAAACCGTTTCCGGGTAATTGTTTCCGAATTGTTAAGACGCAAAAATAAGTAGAGGGTTCCGCTGCTCGTGTATGTTGATCGCCGTTTGCTCCGAACGAAGTTCCTGCCCCTGTTTGTGCAGCGGCGTTGACGAAAAGTCGGTATCACGTTCGGACGGCTCATGAAATTTTCAAGGTACGTTCCCCACAAAAGAAAAATACCGCCCACGCAGCGCAGCGATGATTTTGTCGGGGTGAATCGGCGGCAAAATGAATCGGGTGTGTTGCGGGGCGGTAAATTCTTTTGCGGACTTTCCCTCACTGAAGTGGTGGGTCTCACGGTGATAACCAACCACTTTCTGTGGCTGTGTTCAAAATGAACACGACCACATCTTGTGGATGAATTTGAACCAATCCACAAAATCAATGGGATTTACAAGAAAAATACCACGGCATGTAGAATGCGTCAAGAGGGTTTTGAAAAATTTATTGAAGTGAAGCAAGAAAAGTATGACACATCTTGTAGCTTTAGGAAAAAATACGCTATGTGAATCAGAACAAACCCCATTTTCTGTCTGCGGTAGATCTTTCTATTGCCGGCAGCAACAGGATGTTGCTTGTGCATTCAAGACGCAGACGGCAATAAAAACGGCAAGATCGCCTGCTGCCAAGTGACCTTGACGTTTTGTACTGTATTTTGCTAAATCAGGCAGTTGCCCGCGACTTTACAACGCTACGTTGACCGGCAGAACATACACACCGTCGGCGGTGTAGTAGGTGATTTGAGTAACAGTCTTGCCGATGATGGAGGCAAGATAGGTCTCGTCCGTATTGAAGCCCAGCTCGGTGCCGCGCCAGATATTGGTCACATGATGCAGGCCATACTCGCTGCCATCGGCGGTGGTCAGCACTACGCCGTAGACCTTGTTGGCGCTGGTGTCCAGATCAAAACCGGAGAGCTTCATCTCGTAATTCGCGTGGCGGCCATTGGTGGTCAGCTCCACAGTAACACCCTCCACGGTAGTCTCGGTGGCGTGGACTTTGCCAAACTCCCACTTGCCGCTCAACAGGTTGTACCATGCGGTAATGTAGTAGGCAGGAGTCTCGCCGAGCTTATAGTACCGCAAAGCCCTTGACCTTTTTGCCGGAGCCATGCTGTATGTGGTGGTGGAGGAACTGATCCCGGAAATGTCGCAGGGACAGCACTCCAACGTTGGCACGGTACTTTTCGTGGTGGGCTTCAGCGTGATGATGGTGCTGGATGTGGCACTGGGGTAACGGTTGGGGGCTCCCGAAAGCGAAATCTCTTTCGGAATCTCCGAAAATGCCTAAACTTCTTGACAGAGGAGACGGCAGGGCGTATTATTTTGGCAGAAGGACCGTTGAGAAGCGGCTTTTTATAGGGTTGGAAGTTAGCTAAATCTAACTTATCGGTGCACGTGGTAGTTAGATAAATCTAACTATAAAAGGAGAGACAGCAATGCGAGCACGCAAGAATTTCTGGGACAGAAATGCAGGTCTGTATGACTGCTTTATGCGAAAAGACAGGATAGTATACGAAAAAATGTATGAGCTGATCTGTCCGGTCGTGAAAGACAAAACGGTGCTGGAGTTGGCTACCGGAACAGGGCTGATCGCCAAGCACATCGTAAAAGCAACGGCACACATCGAGGCGACGGATGCCTCTCCGGAAATGATTACAGAGGCCAAGCGGGGGAATTACTCTGCGAAACTGCATTTTTCCGTGCAGGATATGTTTTCTCTGCCATACTCGAGCAAATCATTCGATGTGGTAATCGTATCTAACGCACTGCACATCGTGCCGCAGCCAGAAAAATCACTGCGAGAAATCAAACGGGTGTTGAAGGATGACGGTGTGCTGATCGCGCCCACCTTTACTCACGCAGAAAACTCATTTCCCGGCAAGGTCAAAGCCTTTTTCATGAAGCTGGCAGGCTTTCCGCTTCACAGCAAGTGGACGAATGAGGAATACCTGAGTTTCCTGCATCAGAACGGCTGGGCAGTACGAAATAGTGTCGTTCTAAAGGCCTCTTTTCCGCTGACCTATACGGAATGCGTGAAATCGGAGGTGTGATATGTCCTTTTTTGAAAACACCCGAAAGCCCGTAGGCTTTGGCGGGAAGATCATGGTTGCTATGATGAACTTTGGACACAGCGCAATGGCAGAATGGGGGCTGCGCTTTTTAAAGCCTGCCCCGGATGCCATGGTGCTGGACTGCGGCTGCGGCGGTGGAGCGAACATTAAGACACTGCTGAAACTGTGCCCCAACGGCAAGGTGCAGGGCATCGACTACTCAGCTGTCAGCGTGGAAAAAACGCGAAAGATCAATGCCAGAGCCATTGCGGCAGGACGGTGTACCGTGCAACAGGCAAGTGTGGCAGAATTGCCGTTTGAAGCGGAGCAGTTTGATGTGGTGACCGCCTTTGAAACGGTCTATTTCTGGCCGGAACTTGCGCAGAATTTCAGAGAGGTTTATCGAGTGCTGAAGCCCGGCGGGGTCTTTTTCATCTGCAATGAAGCAAACGGCGAAACAACAAAAGACGACAAATGGACGCAGATCATCGATGGCATGACCATCTATACGGACACTGCACTGAAAGAGTATCTGGAGCAAGCAGGATTTTGTAAGATCCAGAACCACAAAAATAAAAAGGGCTGGCTGTGCATCACAGCACAGAAATGAGGTGCGATCATGTCGAAAAAGGCAACGGAATTTCAAAGAAAAGCAATGAGCTGGATGTACCGGGGCAAGGAGATCTTCAAGCCTTTGAACACTGGCTGGATCGACGAGAATGTT